ACTAAAGGACGATAAAGATTCATTCGCTGTTTTAGACTTACCCTATAATTATTGTGCTTCGAGATATAAAGATTTTAATGGTAATGATTTAATAGAATTTGATTTGTCTTACTTCGATAGTATAACTGACGAAAAGAAAAGAAAGAAGCTTTTGTCGCTATATCCCGACTTTGTAAGAAAAGCATATAAACAGAAGAAGAAAGATGGGATTAGATGGATTGTTATTCCACCTGAACTTGGAATATGTTTACCATTCTTAGATGGCAGGCCCTCGTTCTTAAATATAATACCTGCATCACTTAATTATGAAGATGCAGTACAGACCGAGAAATTAAGAGATGAGGAGGACATAAAGAAAATTATCGTTCAACAAATCCCTCATAACTCTGCTAACGAGCTTTTATTTGAGCCAGAAGAAGCAGAACTAATGCACTCCGCGACTGTAAAAATGTTAAAAGGGAATAAGAATATTAGTGTTCTTACCACCTATGCTGATGTAGAAGCTGTAACTTCTAAAACAACAAATGATACATCTATTAACAATTTAGAAAAAATGATGAACGCTATTTACTACGAGTCTGGGGCAAGCAGTCAGTTATTTGGAACAACAAGCAACTTGGCGCTAGAATATTCTATTAAAAACGATGTTGCTTTTATAATGTCTTTTGCAAGCTTAATAGGGAATTTTATAACGAATTTCATAAATCGTAAATTTTCTAACAATAAAATTAAATTTAAGTATACTTTTTTACCAATTAGCTACTATACAGAACAAGAATTTATTGAAAACTCTTATAAGTTAGCAACTACAGGTTATAGTTTTATTATACCGGGACTAGCAATGGGTATATCACAACAAGACTTACTTGATATAAAAATTTTAGAGAACTCGGTAATGAAATTACAAGAGTACTTAATTCCCTTACAGACTTCCTTTACCCAAAGTGAAACAAAAGACGGTTCTAACGATGGTTCTAACGAAGATAATTCAAAGGACAATAACAATTCTGATAATCAACCTAATAAATCGCAGCCAGCTGTCGGTAATAAAGCTGTCGGTAATAAAGCTGGCCGTCCTAAATCAGCCAATAAGGATTTATCTCCTAAAACTCAGCAAAATCAGCAATCTATAAACAAACAATAAGGTGATGTAATGAATACTACTTTTAACGTAGAAATATATGAACAGCTTACTCCGCAAAGTAGCACCTTATCAAAAAGCAGATGCCGAATTTTTTATAAAGGATTAAACCGAAATGGTAGCTTTATATCAGACGAATTTGCAAAAAAATTAATGGCTACTATTCCATATACCCCAGTTAAAGGTATCTTTGATACTTATGAGGGAGAATATACAGACCACGGAGATAAAAGCAGTCTGGGTAGGATTTATGGAATAGTTCCAGAGAATTGCAACTTCAGATGGGAAAAGCATTTAGACGACGATGGAGTCGAAAGAGAATACGCGTGTGTAGATGTTCTAATCTATACCGGTTTATATCAAGAAGCAGCGTCTATTGTTGGTAGTCCGCAATCAATGGAATTATGGAAGCCATCTATTAAAGGTAAATGGGGCTTTGTAGAGGGAAAACGCTGCTATATTTTTGAAGACGCCAGCTTTTTGGGTTTACAAGTATTGGGACAAGAAATCGAGCCATGTTTTGAAGGCGCTGGATTCTTTTCTTTGCTTGATACTTTAAATAATTATCGGAATACTGCGCAGGAGGAGGAAGAAATGTATAAATCAGTTTTCAAACTGTCAGATAGGGAAAAAGGTAGACTTATTTGGGATACCCTAAATCCCAACTTTACTGAACAAGGCGGTTGGGCAATAGAATATGAAGTTTTAGATATCTATGACAATTACGCCATAGCTTATGATGTAGCTAATAACGCTTACCAAAGAGTTTATTATACCAAAGACGATAGTACAGATAGCGTAAAAATTACGAGTATGGAACAATGTTATATTATGGATGTAACAGCTAATGAAAAACAGACTCTTGAAACTTTACAAGTACTTAATGGCGGAAATTACGAGAAAGTTGATGAAACTTTTTCTCAATTAAAAGCGGAAAAAGAAAGAAAAGAGGAAACTATTACTCAACTTCAAACAGCCGCAACAGAAAGAGAGACTAAATACTCTCAATTAGAGCAAGATAATCAAAGTCTTGCTAGTCAAATTTCTAATTATCAAACTGAAATTTCAGAAAAAGATGAAAAAATTAAAGAGCAAGATATTCTAATTTCTACTTTAAATCAGAGCGTAGAAGATAAGGGAAAAATAGTAGAAGATTTAACGTCACAAGTTGAAGCTTTGCAGTCTTATAAGTTAGCTCAAGAGCGCAAAGAAAAACAAGACATATTAAACAAATTTTCTACTAAGCTTGATGCTTCTATTATTGAAAAATATGCAACAGAAATCGACGCTTATAGCGCCACAGAACTTAAGAAAAATCTAGCCTACGAATTTGTTGAAAATACTCCTTCCGTCTTTTCTAAAATTGAAGACGGAGCGCCTTATGAAGTAATTCCTAAGCAAGAGCCACTGCAGGGTATCGAAGCAATATTAGCTAGATATGAAAATAAAGACTAATGGAGGAAGTAAATTATGGCAATACAAAGATTTACTATCAATGGCTATGGTCAGCTTGAACTTAACCAATGCGCTTTCCCAAGAACAGGTCGTATTGAAGCTCAATGTTCTTTAGACGTAGGTACAGCAGGTTCTCCTGGTGACTTTGCTACAATACCCGCAGAAAACGGAATGATACTTCTTATAGATAAGGTAAATAAGAAGATTAAATTACCTTCAGCTACCGCAGCTAACAATACTCTTCTTGCTCTTAATTATAGTACAGAACATATATATGATGAGAGAGCAAATGCACTTAAAGATTTTAAAATTTCTGGTAAGGATGATTTTAGACCTCGTCTTGGCTACCTTTCAGTAGGTGACAGATTTACTACTAACTGCTTATGTTATGATAGTTCTGTATTCGCTAATGACGCTGCTGTAAGAACGGCTTGTACTACAGCAAATCTCACATCTACTCCAGTTTATGGTACGGCTTCAACTACTGGAGCTATCCTACTTGTAAAAAGTAAACCAGCGAGCGGACTTACTCTTCAAGCAATCCAAGGTACTACTATGCCAGACGGAACTTTTGCTATTAAGTTCATCGTTATAGTAGATTAATAGGAGGTGGAGCATAATGACTATTAATGAGATGAAAGAATTAGCTCTTTGCGCAGTCCGTAGAGAGGCTCCGGCTAACTATACTGTAGAATCAGTTGATAAAGCCTTGGCCGACGGTTTTAAAGAAATGGCTGGTTCTATAAATCAATTCCAAAAGAACAAATACGATATCTTTGAAATTATAATTGAAGCTGTAGAGGATCAACTCCCAAAGAAAACTCTTGATGTGTTTGGCAGCGTTGCTGAAGTTAAGCAAGTTGCCCAAAATCAGAAAGCCCTGTTCAAAAAGAAACTCGGTAAAAATCGTGCGAAGAAATTCCTTACTCAAGTTGGTCTTTCTGGTGTATATGAAACTTTCCGTCTTGACAATAGCACTTTCGAAGTTGGTGCACATGCTATCGGTGGAGCAGGAAGAATTGACTTTGAAAGAATGCTCGATGGCGCAGATGTAATGTCTGATATTCTTGAGATTATTACCGAAGGTCTTACGGACGCTGCTTTCCTTGAAATTCAAAAGGCTCTAAAGGCCGCTCTTACTAATATGCCTGCTACAAATGTTTTTTCAGGCGCTACTTTCCAAGCTGACAAGATGATGAATCTTATCAATGTAGTAAAGGCTTACGGTGAAGACGCTGTAATTTTTGCTACTCCTGAATTTATAACTGCTATGGGCCCTGACGCAATCGTAGCTCCTATTGCTGGCGTTGCGCAAGGTATTTATAGCCCAGACGATATAGATTCTATCCATACCACAGGAAAAATTAAGATTTTCCGTGGAACACGTATTGTAGAAATTCCTCAATCTTTTATAGATGAAAATAACACTAAGACTTGGATAGATCCGCAAATGGCATACATCTTGCCTACTGGTGGTGAGAAAGTAGTAAAACTCGTATTTGAAGGTCAAACTCAAATGTACGATTGGACTAACCCAGACCAAAGCATGGAAATAAATGCCTACAAAAAGATGGGTTGTGCTATTCTTTCTTATCATAACTGGGCTATATATCAAAATACAGGTATTACTCAGACTTATGAATCACCTTATGGTTTTGATGACTAATTAAAAATAGAATAAAAGAAAGGGGAGATTTTCTCCCCTGACTTTTAAGAGATAAAGGAGAGTTACTATGGAAGATAGAAAAGTAATGATTGAAAACTGCGTGAACCATGAAGTTGGAATTGTATTACCTGAACTTGGAATACGTAGGACTTGGGAGAAAAAAGGTGCAAAAAAGACAATTAGCTTGTCGCTGCTTAAAGAAGCTATGTACGAGCCTGGTGTAGAGTATATGTTTACTTCAGGTATATTATATATAGATGACCTTGAGATTAAAAAAGAGTTGGGATTAGAGCCAGAAGATGCCACAACTCCAGTAAATATAGTTCTTCTGACGGACGTACAGAAAAAACGACTATTATCTACAGCCCCTACCGCAGAGCTACGACAATATCTTAAGAAGGCTAGTTACGAGCAAATTCAAGATTTAGCTAAGTACGCCGTCGCGAACGAAATTATTGACTACGATAAGTGTGAAGTACTAAAAGAAGCCGCTCAAATCGATATCGTTAGGGCGATACAGTTAAATAGAGCTAATAAAGATTCAACTTCTCGTAAATAAAAAAGAAGGAGGTATATTATGACTCCTTTAGGAAAAGTATATACTGCTTTTTTGTCTAAAATGTCTGAAGACGATTGGCTCGATTGGACTGAGGAAGAGGCTAAAGCAGATTGGATGACGCTATTAGAGTCAGCAATAGGATGGTTTAAATTTCCTAAAAATTCATTAGCCATTGATGTAGGACAAAGTGCCTTTGAAGGGAATCTTGATATAAGAGAGATACAAATTTTATCAACTTATATGAAGTGCGAATGGCTTAATAGAAAAATATTGGCTTATGAAAACATCGAACCGCTGTACGATGAAAGAGACTATTCACCAGCCAATTTTATAAATAGATTATCTAATCTCTTAGAGCGTGAACGTAAACACGCCAAAGAATTAGAGAGTATTTACTACCG